TAAGATTTCTTTGAATAGGTTAGCAGAGAAACATGTAGCAGATAAATCATCTGTCGTAGCTTCCGGGATGATCGGCCATGTAATTCTATTAGTATTTAAAGTAGAATAATTTAATATCATCTTTGTGCCGTTGCCATTACTCTCAACAGCAAAATTTTCTGTTTCTGGTAATGCGTTCTTTGACTTAATAAATTTATCTGCAAAGTCTTTTGTTAATTTAATTTTAACTCCAAAATCTGGCAAGCCTTTCATTTGAGGTACTTGCCTAATCACCGATAAATCTGCTAACATAAAAGTAACATCCGTAGTTTTATCAGCAACATTTATTGAGAATGCCGAATCATCTGCTTTGTTAACTTTAATATCAATATTCTCATCCAATGCAGTTAATAATTTTGTCAATTGAGATGTCGTATATACACCTAAAATACCATCATCAACATCAAAATCGCTCATCGAAACTGATCCTACAACGTTCTGATCATCTGTAATAAATTCACATGACAATGTTTTGTCGGATACATTCAATCCAACTGAATTAGCACTTCCTGCTAAATAATACTTGTCAATAAAACTAGTTAATTTTCTCTTTTCCATTTTTTTACTTTTATTCGAAGAATTGATTAAACACTTCATTATTTACTAAATCTCTTGTACTACCACCAAACCTATCATATAACTGTCTATTCTTGTTATAGATATGTATAGCCTTATCTGGGTCCTTAAACATTTCTTCCATACTCATTAACACTGAATAGAAGTCTCTCGGAACTACCGTTTGTAACAACTCGTTATGACATTTCACAATTTCTTCCACTTGCTTGACTGTATCATTAAATACAAATAGATTGTTTAATGTCATCTTCATTGTAACATCACCTTTATAATTTGATACATCACCAAAAGTAAATCCTTCAGAAACAGGATGGCCTAATGGATTAGGAACCAAGTCAGTTGCGTTATAAGGTAAATTTTCTCCTTTTGGAAAATATAAATCTGTAAAGGTCATTTTACTTAATTGAGGCGAATGGAGATAAGTTCCATATACGGGATATAACCCAGGCGATGATGAATCCGTAGATACTTGTATTCTACCTCCATGATATTTGTTTACCATCTTTTGAAGGAAACTCAACATAAAGAAATCAGATATCTTTGATATACCTAATACATGTATAAACTGATTACGAACCTTTTCAAATTCTCTATTTTTAATCATAGGAACTAACGCCGACATAAACATAGTTACACGCTTTTGGGCACCTCCAATACACCAACCATTGAATTCAAAGTCTTTCATCTTTTGATACCAAGCCTCATATTCTTCAACATTGTTACCTTGAATAACATTTAAGAATTTACATTTACCAGTCTGGTTATCTGCAAAATATGTAAAGTTATCATAACTAATATCCATACATTCGTAAAACTTTCCATCATACTTTGCACGTGGTGGAATATCTAAATTTACTCCTAAATCACAATTGGCTTCTAACCAATCAAATATAGTTTTCTTAAATGACGGATCCCATTTAATAGCACCGGTGGCTAACTGGAATCCTCCGGAGTCGCCTAATACTAATACATCATCTTCTAATCCATATCTATCTCTAGCATCCATCCATTTGTAATGGTGGCCAGCCGTAATTAGAAAGTATGGATGTCTCCATGGATCTGGAAACTCTTTATCATAAAATCTACATGTGAGGCCTGGTTTAACTTCTTTATTCTTTTTGAAGTCTCCTGCACAGCCTCCTGCAGATAATGACGGGTAATAAATTAAATCTTTCATTAAAATAATTCCAATTGATTTGTTTCTTGTTCTATTTTATCTACGAATTCTTGATATAACAATTCTTCACAATATTCTTTTTCATGCCATACATTGATTTCTTTATCAAAATCATTAGCAATAATATATCCTTCCATTCGTCTACCTAAGTTAGATGTTTTACCAATATCATAATGGGTTTTAGGATCATTAATAGCATCCCATATGGTATCTATCGCAGATTGCACATCAAATGGTTTATACAACCTGTCTTGATCAATAAATTCTGGGAAACTTCTAAAATCTGGGAATACTATATCGGCCCCAAATGCCGTAGACTCGATTACTGTCCATGACACATAATCTTGTAACGATGAATTAAACTGCACTTTACATGTAGCCAATTCTATATAATATTCTTCTTTTGTTAAACCAGATAATAATTTAAACCTAGGCTGGTCTTTTGCCATTTCATTCAACGCGTCCATAACACCGGGTAACATACTTCTAAATGATTTACCGGATGTAGTAACGTGCCATTCATAATCTGGATTTTCATTTAAAAATTGTTCGGCTACTCTCATCATAAAGAAAGGATTCTTTTCTTTATCCAATCTAGATGAATATACAATTACATTTTTCTTTTCTACCTTACCATCACAAGCGTGATAATAATCGGCCAATACTTGTATAGTAGATTGTAGATGAATTGGTAATGATACGACATGTATTGGGGCTTCAAACCCTGCTTCGCGGAGTTGTTCTTTATGAATTGTACTTCCTACAAATATACCAGTCAATCGTTTATCTAGCCCTAACTCGTAAGGGCGCATCCAATCACGCATTGGATAAGTAAAGTCATATTCATCAATTGATTGTGCATGGCACATTGTATACACTTTTATATCTTTATACCCATACAGGTCTAATGCATACCATATGGCTTCGACTCCTGGTGTCCAATAGTCTTGTAAGAATATTATATCACCATCCTGGACTTTGTCGTTATACAGTAGATTTAAGAAGTTTTGGCATTGCGATAAACTGTACTTACCTCTACCAATGGCATCTAATACCGCGCCAACTTTAATTTCACAGTCTGGATCGAAATCTCCTTCTATATCTACAAAATTAAGATCCGGATATTCTGCAAATGTTGATGGCATCCATTCTTTACATAATTGATATGTATACCTAGCCTTTAATGGTTCAAGGCCAAAATAAAATAAATTTCTTTTCATATTATTCGTTTGTTCTATCAAATTTATAATCATCTGGATTAATTTCCATCATGTTACATTTTGTAATTTGATGTACTCTATACCATCCAGCGTCGATTGATAATGTATCTGTCTTTTTTAATTTAGCAACAAATTCATCTTGTATTCTATATATAACATGCACTCTATTAAAAATAGACATCGGAATTTTATCCATTGTCTTTGAATTAGCCTCAATTGTTATATATTGATTTGTAGTTAATATAGTATGAAGATCATCCCAATTCCCATGAGTACAACACATTTCAATATATTCAATTGTAAAATACACATGCGGATATTCTTTATAGTTTTTAGGTAATTGGCCTCTGACAAACACTGTTTCAATATCAGATAACCTACCTTCTACTTCTTTTCCGTACCAATAACTTTTTCCGTACATAAACTTTTATTTTTATTTTTAATATAAGAAACTTTTTTCAAACAAACAAATCAAAATGCAAAAAACTTTCCTAAATTATTATTCTCTGGAATTAATCCCCAGTTCATTGCACTATAAAAATCATTTAACTTATTTGCAAATGCTGATTTAAATACCTTATCATAATCTATATGGTTCTGTACAAAATTAGCTAATGGCTCTGGGTCATCATAACCTTTCAATGCCATGGTATCTAATCCCATAGAATTATTTTTTAAATAAGTCCATTTAATTTTTTCGCCGTTAATGATACCACGGATAGTTTTAATCTTATGATGTTGTAACATATCATTATAATTTAATGCTGATTTAACATGTACAGGTGTTCCTTTCATTCGCACAGCAAATGGTTTATCTCCTTTACGGATATATTTTTTAATATTCTTAACACCTATAGGAAACATTACATCAATCAATTCTAATGTTTTCATATGTTCTTTAAAATTTAAAATCTTTTGATCTAAAGCCGGCTTATCAATATCATTTAATATATCCTCTAACACTTCAGCCATAAATTTACGGAAAGATGGTGGGAAAGATGATCGCACTACATCTAAGCCTTTTACATCTAATTTTGAAACAGTATGACCTTCAATATTAATTATCCATTGGGCGTAACGCTTTTTGGCAATCCATAGACCGGCTTTAGCAACATTTTCTTGCTTAATATCAAATCTATGAATATCTACATTATGAAACTTCTTCCCATATATATCATATGACCTGTTCATGAAATCCTGCACTTCATCTGCAATTCCAATTGTCTTATCGGCCATCCATTTCTCATCTGTGATATCAAAATCTGGATATCGCTTTTCTATTAATGGTAATGATGAAAAGAATACAGAATCTGTATCAATGTATATGTTGTAATCTTTCTTTTTGCCTAACTCTTTAGTATAAAACTGATTACCGATATCTGCAGTGAATTTAATTAACTGCTGGCCAGTACTAGTAATTGCAATTGCATTATCCGGATCGAAGAATCGGAAACTAGGATTTCCTAAAACTCCATAAAATGAATTAAGAAGAATTTTAGTTACTAACTGCATCCTATCGAAATACTCAGCTTTAGCGGCATCACCTTCCTTTTCATAACGCTTTCTTAAATTTTTATATTCAACACGTTCATTAAACCATTTATCTAATATAGAAGGTAAAAATCCTTTAATCTGAGTATCGTATATAACACCATTTGCTGCTATAGAATATTTATTTGATTCTAGATAGTTTCGTAAATCTTGGGGGGTTTCCCACCCATTCCATTCATCTGAATAATGAGAACCGGTATTTTTAACATATCCCTTGGGATCAAACTTTTCTAATTTAGTCACCTTTGTTTCCGGTGATATATTAAGCGTCATGATGATACTAGGATATAATGATGTTAAATCGAGGTCATATACCCATTTATACCGGCCGGCATTAGGAGGCTTAACATATGCCCCTAACAAATTCAATTCTTCATTAGATCTAGGTGGTCGGCTCGGGGATACGATATTTAATCGTTTCATATATGTTAATGCAGCACCATCTAAATATCTAGTAGGGAATAAAAAATCCTCATATGGGACATGGCCTTTGTGACATATACCACGAGCTAAATCAATTAACTTCATTTTTTGGTCAATTTCCCAAACCAGATCCACATCATTCATGTTATAATCAATATAACCTTGAATGTTATCACGCATCAGATCATCCAAAGTACCTTCATACTTCATTTTACCTTTACCTAATTCTTTTTGAGATATAGCTTCTAATGAATAACTAGACTCTTGAGAATATGTAAAGTTTTTATATAATGCCATATAATCCAAACACGATACTCCAGATATACGATATCTATTTCTATGTTTTAACCAAATAACATCTTTAATAGGTGATAACGTTCTAGCCAATTCTTCACCTAAAATTTGCACCATTCTATTATAAAGATATGGGATATCAAAGAAATCAATATTCCAGCCGGTTATAATAGTAGGCTGTATTTCATAATATCTGTATAAGAATTTCTGTAATAAAGTATGTTCGTCTTGACATGATACTACTTCGTACCCAGGCTTGGATACATTTTCAACCACTCGATCTTTATCTAAAATCCAGACATGGCGCTGATCACCGGCTTCATCATATATTGCAATAGAAGTTACTTCATTTTGAGCTTCTTCCGGAGTCGGGAATCCATTTGCAATATCCACCTCAATATCAATAAACAATGTTCTATGGCCGGTTGATGATTCATCTGAATCTGTATATGTATCAATTAAAGTACGCATTTCTGGGTTAATATCTGCCTCATATAACCCTCGTTCTTCTCGATCGGGATTATCTATTCGCTGCACAGTCTGTCCGTCCAATGCAACCATATTCCCATATGTAGCTTTACGATATGCATATGGTTTATAATTAATCGTAAAATGGCCTTTTTGATCGTCCCAGATATGTACTTTATTAGTACGTTTATGATATGCTACTGCTTGGTAAATAACTATTCCTCTTTAATATTAATACACTTCTTTCCACATAGATTCCAGAGTGCAGGTTCATTATACTAACTCCTCTACAATTCCTATTAATTCACTAAATACCAATACCGCGGTTGCCCATACTATATCTACCGGCAATAAAATATATCCGCCAATTCGAAATACAGATTTAATAAAACTAACTTGCTGATGTAATTTTGCATCTGGATGTTTCATATTTTTAATTTATTTTGTAAATATTTCTATAATTTCTTTTCAATGAATTATCATCTAATCCATAACCTACTACCCATTCCTTATCAATTTCAAAACAAAAATGATCTACTGGTGGACTATCTTCTTTACGCTTAAGCAATGTAACTACTTTGACTTCATCAGGAGTCATATCATTAACACGTGTTATTATTTCCATCATCGTTGCACCAGTATCTACTATATCATCAATGATATAAACACGTTTGCCTTTACAATGTATTTCTAAATCTTTGGTAATAGTAACTCCTCCGGAGTTGTCCTGACCTTCATATGATTTAGCTCGTACGAAATCCATTTGGACATCAATACCCATATCTTTCATTAAATCTGCAAAAAATGCATATCCACCATTTAATACACATATCATCACAGG